ATGGATAACGATTTACAAAATAAGATTGATGTACTCGGTCTTCAAGCTGTGGATGAAAAAGCTTATAACAAAGATCTAAAACCCCATGAGGAAACATACAAGCGAGCGAAGATAGATATTAATCGTTTTAAAAATTACAAACTGTATGGTGGGGAACACATGCTTTATTCTATTGAATATATCGAACGAACTCCAATAGAAGAGTTATTAAAGCTCATAAGGCTAATGCAATATTGATAGGTAAAGGATAATGAAAGAATACAAAACCAAACAACAGAAGCGTAAGTTTTATGACAGTGGTGAATAGAAGAGTACACGTGAACAAGTGAAGAAGCGTGACAACTATGAATGCCAAGAGTGCAAGCGCAACAATTAGTAGCAACGGTATTATCTCAACCACCACCTTTAGATGGACAAAAAGCCGCTCAAGTGGGAACTTTAGTACGGAGAGCCTTCCTTTTTTATATTTGTTTTTTGTAAAATTATTGTAAATCATAAATACATTATATAACTATATATTATATAATGTGTACGTAATATATTTGAGATGTTAGGGGTGATGTATTCGATAATTACGTGTAACTTTTAAAAGTTTTATTTTAATAACGTATTATTATAATAAATTGTTTTAAATTCTTTTTTTAGACTTTTAATTTTAAATTGTTTAGATTCAGTAATTGGTGTTTCTCGTTTTTTGATAATCAAGATAAATGAAGAGAGGAAGTACTCAATACATGGAAAAATTACGGTTATTAACATTTAAAAATATAGTAGAGCCACTTTTAAAGGAACATGTATCATTTATATATTTTCCGATTGAATGGCTAGACATTGTAGAGATACATTATAAGACATTTTTATTAACTAATAAGTTAAAGCGTTTAAATGAAAGATTGTATGATATGTTTTCTGATATATTGTTTATTCAGCATAATCCGTATGTATTAAATGAAAATACGCCATGGATTGTGTCAAAAGAACCAATTAGGCAAGAACAACTTGATTATATATTTCAAAGTTGGTATGAGGTCATTCATGATTGGAAACCGAATCAATTAATGGAACCGCCAAAATATGAATGGCATGACGATTTGATTTCGAATGTAACAGTATTACATGATAGTGAAACGTTTTCTAAATGGGTACCCGCATTAATTTCACATGTTTTTTGTGTACAACCTATACGAATTGAGAATAAAAATGAAGAAATCTATTTTTCTCCACTTCGATCACAAAATATTTGTGAGGCAATGTCAGAGCCGATTAAAGATGAAAAAACACAAGACTTTTTCGCCTATGTATACCGATTTGAATGTATAACTCGTGGTGGTGAGAATATTCCATTATTAAAGGTTACAGTAGGTATTCGGAGATTCTACCAAGAATATAAGATGATTGGTCAAACAAACCTTGATATAACAACGTTTGTTTGACCTATTTTTATGAAATGCAAACATTTTGCAAACATAAGTTATCCAAAAATGCTTTTCCCAAAGTTTTTAACAGCTTCTTCTTGCATATTCGGTAAAACATGAGAATAAACACTTAATGTCAATGAAATGTCTGTATGACCTAATCTTTCACTGATAATTTTAGGGTTAACTCCTTGTTTCAATAATATGGTTGCATGTGTATGTCTTAAATCATGGAATTTAATTTCTTTTATGCCTGCGTTATGTGTCGCTCTAATGAAATTTTTTCTGAAATTAGCTTTTTTTATAATCATTCCAAACTCATTACAATTAATTAAATCAAAATCTTGATACGCAGAACCAAATCTTAATTTCTCTTTATTAATCGTAATCTTATGCCTTTTTAAGGATTCTATAGTTTCTCTAGGTACAGGAATGGTGCGCTTTGACGAATTCGTTTTTGCTGTTTTTTTGATTTTATTGTCATGGCCAGATGTTTGATTTATTGTAACGGTATGCTTTTCAAAATCGACGTCCTGCCATCGTAAGCCTAGAACTTCTCCCATACGCATACCTGTAGTTATTGCAAGTAGATACCCAATGTGATATCGTGATTCTTGTGAATGCAAAAGAAACTTTTTTACTTCTTCCTCTGTCCAAGTCTGGATAGAGGTTCTTTCTTTTTTTGGTATCTCAGCAAAAGCAGCAGGATTTTGTGAAATAATATTTTGTTTAACAGCTAGATTTAAAGCGCTCTTTAAAATTCTATGCGTAAGCAGAATAGAATTGTTTGCAATACCTTTATCCATTGCAGTTTTATAGCATTTTTGAATATGCATGACATTTAATTTATGGAGTGCAACCATTCCGATACTAGGTATAACATGTTGATTGATAAATGCCCTATAGCCGACAAAGGTACTCCTTTCTATACTCATACTTTTAATTTCTAGCCAATGATTTAGGTACTCCTTTAATGTAACCTTAGACGGCTCTATAAAAGTCCCTTCATTCAATTCTGTAATCTTCTTCGCAACATCAGCCTGTGCTTCTTTTTTTGTCTTATATCCAGAAAACCATTTCTGTCTTCTTTTTCCTGTCTCTGGATCGGGTCCGATATCAATAACAATACAATACTTATTTCCTCTTTTTCGAATATGTCCTTTCACTTAAAACACTCCTTCATTTGTTTTGAATCATGTTGTATAAGTCTAGTTGTAATTTTGCTGCTATGAAAATTACATGTTTGGACATATCAGCGATGGATATATTCTACCATATATGAACAAATTCAGTGATAGGATATGATTATCATTCTTATATATTCGATGATTGTTCAAGAAAATAAAAATGCCCACTAACAAGAACTGGCGTTCTGTTTGTGGGCAATTAGTGGTAATATATTCGTATAAAGTCATAATACGAAAAAATGCAAAATTGCATATAATATTTTGTATTTATATATCAATCGAGAAACGTTGGTATATAGCGATTTTAAAACTTTCTCAATATTTTTCTGATAATCATGGGACAGAATTTTGGAAAAAATGTGATATTATGAAAATAATAAAATCAACGGACGTAAAAAAGACCCATGACTGTGAAAGTAGTGTTGGTCGCACTCTTTCACCGTCCTCCCTAATCCGACTAGGGAAAACACTTGTCATAAGTCTTCATACATAATTATAACATACAATCTAGATATAATGACACGTTTTCCTTTAAATGTAAAAGCCTAGGGGCAACGTGTCTTTTTTGTCCAATAAGGGGGGCAAAATGTAGTGCATGAGATAACGTTTGAGGAAGATAGAAAATATGTAATGAGTGAAATAATAAGAAAAATTACAGATGATCTATTCGCTTCAAAAATTACTAGAGAAGAGTTAGCGAAGTATATAGGAATTGCCAAGAGTACATTATCCGATATTCTTAATGGTCATACAGAAATTAGTTTTATATATTTAGTGAAAATCATGATGAGGTTATATGAACAACAAGCTCCAGAAATTAAAAATGATATGATCATTGAGTACTTGACGTATGCTAAGCCAGAAAACAAAAGGGAAGCTTTAGAGTATGCAGCGTTCCGTCGAGAATTCGATTCCTTAAAAGAGTTGATTGATGAGGAGTTAAAATCATCAACAGATGTTAATAGAGAATGGGCGGAAATTTATCAAATAATTTACGAACATTGCAGAGATAAACAAGATAGTGAACCGAAGTATGATCCTTATGCATTTTACGATGAACTAGATAAAAAGAAGAAAGATGTTTCTTCTAATGAAATGAAGATTTTAATTGAGATATTACTATGCCAAACACTTTACCAAATGAAAGAATATAAATTGTTATTCAAAAGAATAGTTCGTGTAGAGAAAAAAGCACAAAAGATTTCTAATAAATACATCCGTAGCAGTTATTTAGTTCGTATTAAAGAGGGAATGTGCGTAACATATTTAATGCAAAATGAAATTGAAAAAGCTCGTAAAAATTCTATAGAACTATTTAAAATTTGTGATAAAAATCCTAATTTCGAAATTCAAAAGGCAAATTCATTTTATAATTTAGGAGAATCGTATATTTTCGAAGATTACAAAAGGTCTAAGAAATACTTGGAATGTGCACTGGCTGTATTAAACGATGGGATTTTTAAAGATAACGATGATATAAAAAGAAAAATACAAAGAGTAAAGAACACATTAATCTTCTTGAAAATCCACCATTATCGAGATTTACACGATGTACCGCCTGATTTAGACAAGGATGGATATGCATATTTAGAATTGAAAAAAGGAAATAAAGAAAAAGCAGAAACGTATTTATTAGGGATAGAAAAAGAAAATGGAGCATTAAATGAATTCCAAACTTGCTATATGGGATTGGCTAGAAATGATAAATATTTATTAGAGAAATCCCACAAGATGTTTTTAGAGAAAAAAAGTCTTTTTTATGCAAAAATCCCACAATTGTATTTGGGCTATATTTGAAAAAATGGTATAATTAAGCCGTGGAATGGGGTGAGTTTATTGAAAAAGATTTTAATACTTTTACCGATATTAGCAATTGCTGGGTTGTTTGTTTTCTCAGCTGATAAAAAAGTTGAAGAACCAAAACAAGAAGCTAAAAGTTATGAGAATGTAATTATGTATTCAAATGAACCAGGCGGTGGCGGCTGGTAAAATTTAATATTAGATATATGAATGCGATCGTCCTGAAAAGGGTGGTCGCATTTCGTGCTTTTAGGAGAAGTTCGGATTTTATAAAAAAAGGCAAAGTCCGAAATTTTGTGAACGATTCACAAACTATTATAAAAATATTGGAGGATATTGGGGATGAATAAAGAGAACATAGAAAACTTATTAGTAACAGAAGTAGCAGAATTCGAAGCACAATTTTTGGAGGTTACGAAAGCAGCACATGAGGGGGATGAAAAATCACTTGAAATTATAATGAAAATGAAACAGGCAATCGGTAGCTTCTAATGCTATCAATCGCCTGTTAGTTTCATTAAGTCTTTAAATAATTTCATAATCTCTTTTTGTTTTTCTGGATCTTTCTCTCTGAATTTAGCTATTAATTCTTCAAATTCGTCTTGAGCACTTGTGATAGGATTCTTTTCATCAGACTCTCCAAGTACATAAGCAACAGATACATTAGCTAATCTAGCGACTTTAATCGCCATCTCTTTTGATGGTCCTTTTTCATTATTAATGTTTTCCCACATAGATATAAGAGGTTTACTTACTCCTAATGCCCCAGAAAATTCTCTTTGGCTCATTTTTAATGTTTCAGTCCTAATTTCTTTTATCCTACGACTAATCAATTCGTGATTCATTTTAAAATTCTCTCCTTCTACAAAAAATGTAGATACTCCACTATTGTGTATTACTGTAATAGTATTACAGTAACTTACTATATAAAATGTAACAGATAAGTTAACTCTAAGACAACCCTTTAAAAATTTTGAAAGTTATGGGTTTACTTTAAGTTAACCTTTGTGTATACTCAAATTAACGAATTAAACAAAAGGTGATGACATGATAAAACTAAATATAGAGAAGGCGAAATCCTTAAGAGAACAACGTGGTTATAGTCAAACTTTTGTAGCCAAGCACCTAGGATACACACATAAAGGCGCGTATTCTCTACTGGAATCAGGTGATCGACAACCTAGCATTTCTAAGTTGGGTTTATTAGCTAAGTTGTACAAAGTAAAAGTAGATGATTTATTAACTGGTTAACTCATAGTTATCATATTTTTTTAACAAAAGGTTAACTTTAATTTAACCTTTTGGGGAGGAGCAAAACGAAATGGGATTAGATCAAATCATTAAAGAATCAATCCGCGAAGTTGTTCGAGAGGAAATTCAAGCAGCATTAGCTTCATTTCAACAACAAGCACAACCAAACAAAGTAATGAGAGTGAAGGAAGCGGCAGCCTATCTAAACATAGCAGTTTGTCGAATGTATGAATTAGCAAACCATCCACAGTTTCCAGTAATTAGGGATGGGCGTAAGTTACTCTTTCTACAGAAAGATTTAGAAGCATGGCTTGAAACGAAAAAAGAAGAATCAAGGATTGTTTAGAAGTACGCGTATCTGATAAATAAGGAGGTGATTTAGTGGAAGACACAACATCATTATTTATATTAGGAATGCTAATCCCATATGGATCATTGCTGTTTTACATCACGTATAAGCCAATAAAAAATTAGGCTTGGAGGGACGTAGAATAAAATAAAAAGACCCATGGCAGTGGGTCCTTAAGAAAAACAATTTGATATAAGTATACCACGGAAAGTAGGGAAATAGTACATGGGTTTAAGTGAATATCAAGTGCTATTACCTAATGAGTTTTGGGACTTAGCAAAGATGAAATAAAGCAAATGATTGAACAGTGTTTCATTGTTGGGTATCCGCATTATGAAATTCAACGGATTAACAACAGTAGACAAGCATATGTGGCAGTTTGTACAAGGAGGTAAATAAATGGCAACATTTCGAGTTCATAAAAGTAAAAATTACACAACCATTAATAATACAGGTCTTCGAGATGAACGTTTAAGTTGGAAAGCAAAAGGAATATTAGCTTACATTTTATCTTTACCAGATGATTGGGTGTTTTACATGGAGGAAATATCCACTCATGCGAAAGATGGAATCGATAGTTTAAGGGTAGGAGTGAAAGAACTGAAAAAATTCGGTTATGTTAGACGGTTTCCTGTAAAAAACGAAAAGGGAAAGATAACCAATTGGGAGACAATTATTTATGAAGTTCCACAAGTGGAGAATCCACATATGGAAAAACCACAAGTGGAAGTTCCATTTATGGAAAATCCAATACTACTAAGTACTAAAGAACTAAGTACTAATAAACAAAATACTGATATACAAAGTAGTAGTAGTATCTTCTCTTTTTACGAAAATAACTTCGGTATTTTAAATTCATTCATAGCCGAAAGTATTTCGCAATGGGTAAACGATTCAAGCGAAGAACTGGTACAAGCAGCTATGCAACGTGCTTTGAAACAGCAGAAGAAATGGAATTATGCTGAGGGCATTTTAAAACAGTGGGTTAATAAAAATATCCGTACATTGGCTGATGTTAATGCAGCAGAAATCGAGTTTAAAAACAAAGGTAAAAAAGGAGAGAAAAACAATGCAAGCAATCAAAAAGATAGTAGCTTCATCGACAAATACGACTTCAAGAAACGCTAGTCAAAGATATGTGTTGTCGCCTAATAGATGCACGAATGTCTTTTTAGTAGGGAAAGAAAAATTTAAGGACGTCTGCAGTAAACGCATGTTGATAGATATAGAAACGAATGAGGAATTTTGTCCGCAATGTAGATCGGTAGAAAAAGAAGATCAGAAATTAGCTATTGAGACACTAGCTATAAAAAAGAAAAATGAAATCATTCATTTATATGATTCATTTGCTGATAACAGCTTAATAAATGACAAACTCAAGAAAGCTACATTTGAAAATTATGTACCAACTAAAAAAGAATTGGCTGATGCAAAAGAAACGATTATGGATTTTGTTACCTCATTCCATAGAGAAGAACCAACAAGCATGATAATAACGGGTGATTACGGGGTAGGGAAAAGCCATTTATGTGTGGCAGCCACTAAAGAACTTATGAAAAAGGGTCACAGTGCAATGTTTATTCAAATGAATAAGCTATTTACCAAAATCAAATCAACTTGGAATAAAAACAGTGAAATGACAGAGGACAAGCTTATGTCTCTTCTAGCAAAAGTTGATGTCTTAATTATCGATGACTTTGGAGCGGAATTCACGGAGAAAGATAAAGAAGGCGTTACTTGGAAACAAACGAAGACAAATGAAATTGTAGACAGCCGTATAGGTAAAAGCACTTTATTCACTACTAATTTTACAATCGACGAATTAGCAGGAATGTATGGAGAACGTGATTTTAGTCGGATGATGGAAAACGCTGAAATGTTAGAAATGTATGGGGATAATTATAGATTACTCAATTTTAAAAAGGAGGAATAGAAATGAAAACAAAAGATGAAGAAAAATCCTCAACTGTTGAAAAGGTAACAGTTGAGGGGGAAAATGATTGGTATGTAAAGGAATTAAAGAAAACATTATATACATCTATATTTTCTTTATTAGTATCAATAGCGATTCTAATCTTCATATTTTATAGAAGTTAATTAGCAATGCAAAAAAGCTAATAAGTAATGCGATTAACGAGATTATTCTTGTGATTAACAGATTACCTTTGTCCCACATAGCTTTTTTTCCGTCAGATGTGATAGTGTGCCAATCACTATAAGTTGGCATCGGAAAACCAGCGATTTCAGTATACCCATCGGAAACAGGGAGTACGAAATTATTATCATACATGTATTGGAGATGCTTGTATTTAGGACGAATCTTAACTTTGCCAAAAGTACATGCAATAAGTAGTTTTAGATAAATTGAGAAATTCATATAAATCACCTACCTTTCAAGGGAGATTATACCAAAATAGTAGGTTTAGAGTGGAAAAATATTCTACTAAGGAGGAATAAATATGTGTGTATTATGCCGTAATACAGGAATTATTCGTAAAGAAACTTATCCAGGTGTAACTCTAACGGAAGGTTGTAACTGTGAAGTAGCAAAGCAACAGCAAGCAGAAAATGATAAGCGTTGGAAAGCATGGTTAATAAAATTCGAGTCAATGAAACAAGAATTACAATGGAATCAACAACAAAAAGTTAGCTAACAAGAAAAAAGGGGGATTTCAGTCGTATGAAGCCTACGAAAATTGCAATCGATGTTACTGATAATAAAATTTATGTGGTCAAGAATGGTGAGGTTACACCACTGAATCCTCCGGTAACAGGATTCGGGGAACAAGTAATTACTTGGCAAGGCGGAAAAGTTGATCGTGTATCAACTACAATTACAGAAAAAATTAAATAACTGGGGATGCTATTATGAAGCAATTAACAATTGATGATGTTATAGGCAGTTTTAACTATAACGCGATAAGTACCAGTGAAAAGTTTTTGAATCCAAGCTATGAAGTGCATTTCTACGATAAAGAGGAACGGCAAAAGATGGATTGCTTTGATGCTAGGAGTGAAACTGAAGCTTGGAATGCAACGTTAGAAGAGCACGGTAAAGGTATTCAGAAGATTAGGGTAATTCATTCGAAGCGTAACAGAGCTGAATTTTTGGCACTAGATTAGGAGGGGAAATGAATGACCTTAAATCGGTGGTTAACTAATGAAGAGTATGAGGTAGCTAAATCTAATGGTATTAGTAGAAAAGCTCTTTACATGAGAGTTTACACATATGGATGGGAATTACAAGAAGCATTAACAATACCACCAAGAGCATACTGGCATATTGGCGAAGGGAAATTCAACAAGTTATTAAAAGTAGCAAAAGAAAATGGAATTAATCCAAGTACGTTTTACGGGAGAGTCAATAGCGGATGGGATCCACAAGATGCAGCGACTGTTCCTGTTCGTAAACAAAATGATAGAAAAGATTGGGCTAAGATAGCTGAAGAAAACGGGATTAGCGCTAGTACATTTAGGTCAAGAGTAGCAACTTATGGATGGGATCCAAAGAAAGCAGCTACAACACCATCTAGGAATAAAAAAGCAAAGAAAAATTTTAGTTAAAGGGAGCGGATGGCAATGAAAACAATGGAAAACGGTGTATTTGGAGTAACAAAGTTAATCAGTAAATCAAAGGAGGGACAAGCTGTAATGGATATCAATCAAATTTGTGAATTAGATCAATATCAAGAAGCAACATTACGTACATGGAATGCAAATAATGATTTCGGTGGACGTGTTTTAAATGCAGCATTAGGACTTACGGGAGAAGCTGGTGAGGTCGCTGATATTGTAAAAAAGGCTATCTTTCATGGTCATGGATTTGATCCGGCTCATTGTCCAGGAGAAGAGAACGGGAATACTCATAAGTTGGCATTAGAGTTAGGGGACATCTTGTATTACATTTCAATCATGTCCCACGAAATGGGATATACCCTAGAAGATATTGCACAAATGAACATTTCTAAACTAGCAAAAAGATATCCAGATGGGTTTAGTAGGGAAGCTAGTCAAAAACGTGTTGATGTGAAGTAAGACCAAATTTGAATTTTGTAGAAAAAAAGCACTATTAGAATAGTGCCCAACTTCAATTCACAGGAGTAGTATGAGGAAACTTACGTAAGTAGCTTAAGTTTCTCTGTAATAATTATGAATCTGTGATTCGAAAAATGATTATCTTTTAAAGGGGATTTAAGGGGTATTGGTATATGTTGAAATCTTTGTTGAAAATGTCTTTAACTAATATGATAGTTTCGGCATTGTAAAAACTATCATATTAATGGGAATTAATTTAAGAATACTGTATGTCAGATTGTTGCTAATGTTATCCATCCAATTGTAAGGATAATATATTTTAAGATTTTCATTATGGTAATAATGCGCCACTAAAAAAATTACTACTACCTACAGTTAAAGTTCCGCTTTCTGCTGCAGAAAATTGTATATCTATTGTTTGGCCAGCTAATAAATCAATAATAGTTGTAATTTCAAGTTGAGGTGTACCACCAGTAGTAATTGTTCCTGTTTGGCTAGCAACTGATGCTAAATTTTTTCTTATAGTTATTCTTAGAGTAGAAGTCGTACCTAAGGTTGGATTAAATCCTATACTGGCACTGAATAAATAGACCCCATTTATAGGAGCTGTAAATGTATTCGTTACTGAAGAATACCCTCCACCATTATTAAATATTATACTACCATACGATACTTGAATATCTGCAGGAGGAGTAAAAGGCTGTGCAACATTCTTTTCTGCACGAAAATTAATGTTAAATGTGGATCCGGTAGGCCCAGTGATGCCGGTNNATGCCGGTAGGCCCAGTGTCACCAGTAGGTCCGGTGTCACCAGTAGGTCCGGTAATGCCAGTAGGCCCCGTATTACCAGTAGGTCCCGTGACACCAGTAGGCAGAGTAAATGATGGGATTGGTGGGAATGTAGGTCCGACTAGGTCTGGAGAAATCAATATTTCAGATTTTATTTTAGGCGAATTAAATCTGTCTCTCCTAGATATACGTGATCGATTGAATTTATCTTTTCTAGTCATATGTATATCATCCCTTCTTAGAATATCTGATTATACCCAATAGATGCATGATATGAATTGGGTGTGATTATATTCTGAGATAATTAGAACAAATTTATCTAATCTAATTTTAAAACTCAGAACTAAACAAAAGCGTTATTTTAATCGAAAAGGGGATAGTTAAAATGGAAATTTCAAAGTACAAAATACCATCTGTTAATGGTGAAGGTTGGGGAGTTTTCTTATTCGATGATACAGGAATATTCACGGCGATTACGGATTTCGGCAACTTCTCATATTGGTTTGAAACATGGAATGGCGAAAGTATGAAAGATTTCTTGAGTGGTAGATGTCCTGATCAGATTCTTTGCAAGATAGCAAGAGAAAACGTAATTGATGTTAAGGAAACGTTTAAATACATTAAAGAAGAATTGATAAGTCATCGTAGATCGGAATATTTCACGGAAGAAGAGGCACGCGAGCAATGGAAACTTATCGAAAAGTTGAAAGAAGACATTCACGTTTACTCTGAAGATACAGCATTCACTCTGTTTTACGAGGAAACAAAGATCCAATTTTACGATGGTTTCCTGAGGTTTAAATATCCAAATGCAGCAGTTAGGTTTTGCAATGAAACATTCGTGAGATTACAAGAAAAAATTAGATTGGAAATGGGGAATTAGAGATGGAACTATTAAAAACTCAACAATGTCCGTATTGCGATTCAGTTGTAGAAGATTGCCACGCTCAATGGGAAGAAGGAAATCATGAGGTAGAATGCGATTCGTGCAATAAAAAATATCAAGTAGCACCTATTTATGAATTTAAGGGTTTTGAAGTTCAAAAGATTTGCAATCAGTGCAATGAGGTGGAAGAAGATTGTTATTGCGATGCTGAGGAAGATGAAAACTAAACAAAATAGTTATTTTATAACCCAAAATAAAAGAACCCGTTTGTTATAAACGGATTCTTCACACAAGGTCTGCAAGAAATTCAAGGTAACTGGACCAGAGCACCATATAGAATTTCTTTTGATATTAATGTATTCAAAGAAACCTAAAACGTTAATAGTAATTAAACAAAATTCTTATTTTAAAGCTAAAGCGCGCCTTTTAGAGCGCTCCTTATGCCTAATTATAAATGCTTATGTTCGATCTTAGATTTCTTGCTTGGAGGAATAAAATGCTCTTAAACAAAGTTTAGATAAACAATATAGCCAATAATCGTAATATAAAACACCGCACTAAAGAAGATTAAAATGTATTTTAATGTCTTGTTCATATTAGTACCGTCCTAAAAGAGGATTACTTGGATTTTAATATTGTATGTAAAAAAGGTGCGTTTATACAAGAGAAGGGTAGCAAGCAAAAGTAAAACAAAATCTTTATTTGAATGTAAAAAAGCCCTAGAGGGGACTAGGGCCCTTTACATAATAAATCTTTCTGTTTTTAAAAGGACTTACTGAAGATAACACATGAATGTTTCATAAATGTATCGAAAAATTGAATAAAATCGTTATTTTAATTAAAAGAGCAGCTAGCAAAAGCTAACTGCTTGTTAAAAAAGAATCCACTCTAGGTTATTTACTGCCAGAGTTTCAAGAAATAAATGATTAAATTAATTTAATTTTTCAATTACAATCGAAGCATTTATATTTGTTTGTGTTCCACCTGCTAAAGTCTGCAAAGTAACCGCAGCAGCGGAAGTATGATTATTAAGGGTAATAATATCACCTGCAGCTAAAGCGAGGATTGTTTGGCCGTTGTTTGGTTGAGTCCCTGCACCTGATCCATAAACTGCGCTGGTAACCGGAGCACCATTTAAAAAAAGTGTGAATTGATTAGGCTCAACTCCTGATACAGAAAAAGAAATTTTATAATCTCCTGCATTAAGAACCATTAATTGAGAAGTTCCCAGTGTATGAGTAAAACCAGATGTCATTTTACCATGTGAATTAAAAAGAATAGGTGCTTCTAAGGCAACAACTTGAGCTGCTGTATTGAAAACATAAGCATAATGAGATAACCCAGATACTGTAAGACCGGTAGGCCCAGTAGGTCCGGTAGCTCCAACGGTTCCTGGTAATCCAGTAGGCCCAGGAATGCCTTGGATGCCTTGGATACCTTGGATACCTTGAAGCCCAGTTGGGCCAGTCGGGCCGATAGGTCCAATAAGTCCCGGATCACCTTGAATACCTTGGATACCCTGAATTCCAGTCGCCCCAGTTATTCCAGTGGGTCCAATAGGACCAATAGGCCCCGGATTACCTTGAATCCCCTGAATCCCTTGACTTCCTTGAGGTCCAGTGGGGCCAGGAATCCCTTGGATACCTTGGATACCTTGAAGTCCGGTTGGTCCTGGTGACCCAGTAGGTCCAGTGGGGCCAGTCACTCCAGTTGGTCCTGGTGGTCCCCCAGAAGGTCCAGTCGGGCCCGTTGGTCCTGGCGGTCCCCCGGAAGGGCCGGTAGGTCCAACAGCTCCAGAAGGTCCAGTTGGACCTACAGAACCAGGAATGCCAGGAATCCCTTGAGGGCCGGTCGGACCAGGAATCCCTTGAATCCCTTGAATGCCAGGAATCCCTTGAATGCCAGGAATCCCTTGAATTCCAGTGACCCCTGTTATTCCAGTGGGTCCAATAGGACCTTGAATGCCAGGAATGCCTTGGATGCCTTGGATACCTTGAATTCCAGAAGGTCCAGTTGGGCCAATAGATCCAGAAATCCCAGGAATCCCTTGAGGTCCAGAAATACCTTGAGGCCCAGTAGGTCCCAGGCTACCTTGAATTCCAGTAGGCCCGGTAGGTCCAGTAGGTCCTGGAGGTCCACCAGAAGGTCCGGTAGCTCCAGTGATACCGGTAGGTCCAGTAGGTCCTGGAGGTCCACCAGAAGGTCCGGTAGCTCCAGTTATTCCAGTAGGCCCAGTAGCTCCGGTTATGCCGGTTGGCCCAGAAGGTCCAGTAGCTCCAGTTATTCCAGTAGGCCCTATTTGAGGCAAAGGAAAGGAACATGGAAAGGGTATGTGACAATTCCTTTTAAATTTACTCATTTTTACACCTCCCTTATAAATTAACTACCAATTTATATTTATACTTTAACAACTTATGAGTAAACAGACACACGGGTGTAAGGAAAAACCCTATAATAATTACATAAAAGGTTTTAAGAGCAAGCCTTTATTTCACATTCCATACCAAAAAGAGCACTATATATAAGTGCTCTTCGGATTAAAGCTCTTAGTGTAAAAGAGTACGTGATACCAAATGTGATTTTTTCATGGGCGTGAAGTATTTGAACAAAAAAGCTATTTTAGTAGGGAACAAGTTTAAAAGGCCCTGGTTGACACAGGACCTTTTAAAAGGGAACAACAATTGACATGTTAATAATTATGACTGAAAGTTACTTTCATATTACCATTATTGGGATTTTAATTCTAATAATGGTTGTTGAGAAATAAAAAATTATTTGGCACAACAAAGCAGCTAGCTGAAGTAGCTAACTGCTCCATTGTACGCTTTTAGAAGTAGCATAGGATACAACTATAGTATAAACGGATATCGAAATATTATGCAGGAAAGAAAACTAAACAAAAATTTCATTTTGTAGAAAAGAGGAAGCTAAAAAAGAGCGCTATATATAAGTGCTCTTTTCGAGAGTGAGTATAAATTCCTATCATTCTATACTAGTATATGCACTGTATTATGTAGTTGCTACTAAAGTTAATGTCAGTTTTTAAAATTAGAGGTTTCTTTTAATGAAACCTCTAAAAAGACAACTAAAGTTACGTTATAGTAAATTCAATTGCAATAGGAGTACCTCCATCTAGGACGGCTCCTCCTACAATAGTAGCAGCTGTAGTAGTCACACCAGTAATAGTATCACCTGTTTGAATAACACCATTAATATAAAGCGTGAAATAAGCGTAAGAAGCAGGGAATGTTGTTACAGCACCAGTGTCATCAGTGAAGTCTGTGTTAGCAAAAGTTAAATCCGCTCCAGCAGCTGTTCCTGTTGCTGCTGTACTTACAAATCGTCTTCCAGCTATAAAAGGCTTAACGATAGGCATTTATGTTCACCTCTTTTTAAGAATTAACTCGGACAAGTTTTTAGAAAGCTTGGTCCTGTATTTTATACTATGTTGTATTTCTATGAAAAGAAACGGCTTGTAAACTAGTATACAAACGCTATTTTAGTAAGGAACATTTAAAAGGACCCGATTAGGGGGACGGGTCCTTTTAATGAAACAATAAACCTTTACAGGATTACCAATACATTACCATAAAAGGTAATCAACTTCCATGATTTGGATATTGAGAAAGCTTTTTATAGCTACTTCATTCAGCACAACAAAGCAGCTAGCTGAAGTAGCTAACTGCTCTATTGTACAATTTTAGAAGTTTCACTGGATACAGATATAAGTTGTAACGAAAAGTTACAAATATAGTATAAACAGAATTCGAAAAAAATATGTAGGAAATAAAATTAAATTAAAACTTCATTTTGTACAACAAAGCAGTCAGCGTAATTAGCTAACTACTTGTTGTATAAAGGAAAATTAGGCCCTACAAGTTAAGATGTGTAACTTTAAGTTACAGCTATAGTATAAGCAGAATTTAAAATATTATGTGGAAGTGAAAATGATCTTAAATTTTAGAGCAAAGGGGAGTTGGGTAATGGAGTTAAAGGAGTACGCCATTTATAAGGGTGAATCCCTAATATGTATAACTGTACAGGAGTGTGCTCAACATTTCGCATTAGATGAAAATTTTATTTTGTAGAGAATAAAAAAGAGCACCGTTATATGGTGCTCACACGATAGGAGGTAACTTTTTGAGCTAACTGTTGAGGTTAAATTTATATGTTTTAAATATGAAAAAAGAACAAAATTTTATTATTAGTTCAATATAAAAAGAACAGCTAGCAAAAGCTAACTGCTCTGTGAATAAGAAGAACTCAATGGTCATTCGTATTCAACCTTGGTGTACCTATATTGTTTACTTGTATTAGAAATTTATTCAATAAAAGAGCAGCTTACAAAAGTTAACTGCTCAAGTAGATACAACTTGGGTAAGAAGCAAGTTGTATTGTGATTAGTATTATTAGAATATCGAATTTTATTCGTTTTAATAAAAAAAGAAGCTAGCAAAAGCTAGCTACTTCAGGGAAGGGAGAGGAGCGATCAATTAGGTCTAAGTTTGGAATAAGGGTTCTAGATTTTAAGACCTAACTTAAATATAGTATGGATTTTATTTGAGTTATTATGTATATAACTGGTTCCTCTTAAAAGAATGATTAACAAAAAAGCAGCTAGCAAAAGCTAACTGCTCAATACAAGGAGATACAGAGAAAAATACTTCAATTGAGTTATGGCATACAGCCTATTTACAGTATTGACGGAATATTGGGTTTTATTCAGGGGGTAGATGTATTTAATGAAGAAAAATCAAATATCGTCCGGCTAGAAAACTAGAGGACACCAATTCATTAAAGCAGCAAAAAAAGCTGTTTTAGGAATAGGTGTCCTTTTTATTTTGAAAAGGGAGATGGGGAAATGAAGGTGTTAAAGGGTCAGCTACGTGAATGGAAAAAGAAATCAAAACAAGCTAAGAAAAAACGAAAAGAGAAATTAAGCACTCGTGAAATTGAGGGTTTAATGGGGATGCATAGACCTTGTTATGAACGTAGACGTGGAGCTATAAGACAAAAGTAATTTAAAAATAAAAAGGAGTGGTCTTACATGACTATACAATTATCTTTCTTACCAAAAATTGATAGAGTAGCAACGCAGAAAAAATTAGAAGGTGTTCTCGAAAATGTACGTTTATATAGACAGTTTGGAATGATGCGTGAAGAAATGAAAGTCACTCCTTCTTATGAAATTAGATATCACGGACCTACAAATGATGTAGGAAAGCCATTAGAAGATGTAGCGATGGCTAATATACAACAAAGTGAACGAGAAGAGTGGATTAAGACAACGTCATTTCATATCGATCAATTCCTAAATCGTTTGGGTAATGGGCGTGCAGGAAAGGATCAAAAAAATATTATCGTTAAGCGTTATTTAGAAGATGAAGATGTATGTGATTATATGGTTTATAACGAAATTGGTATGAGCGAGCGTACTTATCGACGTGTTAAGGCTAGAGTGTTTTATAAACTTGCTTTTGCTCTTAGATTAGAAGTTTATGAGACTGAAGGAACTGGAGGTAATGAATAATGAACTTCGTTCAACCAATACGTGATACAGAAGAAATACAGCAGCTAAAAGCGTATTTTAAGGAAAAGAGCTTACGTAATTATATCCTCTTCATTATGGGCATTAATACAGGCCTTAGAATCTCAGATATTTTGAAATTAAAGGTAGGAGATGTCAAAGGCAGTCATATATCTATGAGGGAAAAGAAAACAGGGAAACAGAAACGAATACAAATTACTGCAGCATTAAAAAGAGAACTGAAATGGTTTATAGAAGAAAGAGAAGACAAAGAGTATTTATTACAAAGCAGACAAGGCAAGAATCGCCCAATTGGTCGTAGCATGGCATATAAGATATTAAGCGGGGCAGCGGCAGAGTTTGGGTTAGATGAAATAGGAACACATACGCTGAGAAAGACATATGGTTACCATATGTACATGCAAACGAAAAACATAGCATTACTCATGGAGATATTCAATCACTCGTCAGAGAAGGTCACGTTACGTTATATAGGTGTAAACCAAGATGCAATGGATAAAGCAATGACTAGATTTAAAATCTAATCATTGCTTATTTCTTTTTAAATCTAGGGGTATCGCAGCATTTTGGAAAAAAATAAAAAAAGACTCGACCGTTTTTTTGGGGTCAAGCCCTGTATTAAATTACAAACTATTTCCCTTTAAGCACCAGGAATATTTGGAACTAAATTCTGAACGATTTTGATGAGATTATTTGCGATATCTTGTTGTTGAGATGTAAGTGTATCGGATCCATCAATGAATACTGTAACGCAGATCGGGCAAGCTTCGATATGAATCCCCAATAGATTAATTGCTAGACCACCTGGTATATCCACAGTAAGAATCGATGTGGAACCTTCAGGAGGAGTACAAGTCTCACAGTTAGTTTCAAGAGCCATAGAGTCACCTTCTTTCTTGATAGAGTTAATATATAAATATGTTCGAAGATACTCAAAGGACAAAGGTATTTGTACAAGCTTCGAAAATTGTGTTAGTGACTCAGATTTCCCCCCAATGAACTCAAGTCCTTCAGAAGATGTTACAATTATTGGATTAGTATCGGTATCGTGTACAATGAAAATCCCACCAAGCTTGGTGAATTCATCAATAATTCCTCCTGGTTTCATCATTGCCATGACGTCCAGATCAGTAATATTCCCTTGAATTCCAATCCAAACACACCAGTAATCCGCTGCCAGTTGTTCACCTGTAGTGTATTGATCTTTGATAATTGATGGAGATATCTGCACAACAGTATATTGAGTGAGTGACCAAAGTTGTTTGGCGAAATCATAGGAAGCAACATCATTCTCAAGCAGTAAGACGCCCTTACCAAAAACGAAAGTTCTACTAGGACAATTCATACTGGTTGTCTCAGTCGTAGAAACTGTTTTATTTATATCCAACGTATAATCATTGGATCCCTTTAAATTTGTCATTTGAACCACTGGTTCAGTAACGGTGAGACAACTATCCGAACTCATGATTCCGTCTAATCTTGCAAAAATTTGAGCTTCCCCAGTATTAATTGCTGTAGTCAAACCTTTTGTTTCTTCCTCATTTGAAACTATTGCACTTGAAAGATTGCTAGAGTACCACTCTACAAGTTTTGTAATGTCCCTAGTTGATTTGTCAGAATACATACCTGTCGCAGTAAACTGATGGCTCAAACTTGAACAAAGAGATAAAGTCTTAGGATCTATCTTGATGGAAACCAAGACAGATATTCTTTTTTCGTAACATTCTTTCTCTTTTGGGATAAACAGAATAGGAGGGTTAAATTGATTGGAAGTGTTCATTTGTGTTAGCCTCACTTTCTTTATCAATACATTTAATCAATATATGTTACATACAGAACTCGGTTTGGACTTGACCGTTCCCCTGATTATTTAGTTCATTTTAATCTGAAACTATTCACTTCCAGTAACGATAATTATGTAAATAAGCTGTCCACATGGACAGCTTATTTTATTTTTCCTCATAGCGTAGGTTATTTTGCAAAATACTGGTGGTATCCCTATACAGTTACTCATAATTTTCGTACTGTGTAACTCAAAAGAGAAAGTAAAATGAAATCAATGATACCATGGGATTTCACGATAGGGTCAGTTACACACAATATAAGATATGGGTAACTGTTATTTATATGTAAACAGTTAAAGTGTATGATTAAAACAGTTAATTAACAAAGGGGATGAGGATTTGAGTGAGAATAATACGCAAGGGGTTTTAGCTATAGCTAAAGAATTTGGATTAGATGGTTTAGTTAGTGTAGGTATGGATTATATACCGTTTTTAAGTACTTTTAACAATATGCGTAAATTTAATAGGTTAGAAAGAAGAATGAAAGAGCATAGCTCACAACTTAAAAAGATTAGTCAATTATCACATGATAGTACTCTTGCTAACGAATATATATCGGAGAGGATATTCCCAATTGTTTTAGCTGATCTAATTGAAGAACATGAAGATGCAAAAATTAATTTGATATTAAACGGATTTGAAAATGTTTTTATTGAAGAGAAATCCGAAGAGAGTATAGTGATAAATTATTATGACACATTACGGAATTTAAGATATAAAGACATTAGAAGGCTTTTAGACCTTGTAGGAATAACTGGTAGTTTTCACACGGGTTTAATTATTACAGAAGAGGTGGCTGTTATATCAGGTATCGATGCTAAATTAGAGAGTTATGGATTACTTAGAATAGATAGAGTACCAATAGGAGAAGGAAAAGGAGAATATGAGTTTGTTAATCCTAGCCATATATATGAAACACACTATGGCAATAGTTTTTTACAATTCATCTTATCGAAAGAAAAAAACGTGGCAGAGTGGTGACCGCTTTTTGGCAGTAAATGTGCCGGTTATTTTGGAATCAACGTGATATATTTTTATTGTGAGAAGTGGCGGAAAACACAACTCACTATGTTGTTTCTAAAATTCTAAACGGCTTCATTATGGCGGCATATAAAATCCGAAACCAGCAGATGGTAATGATTGAATGATACCGTTATTAAGGAGAGCTTTTGCTCTTCTTCCAGTTACTTAACAATGTTTCCACAGATGGATGTAGCAACATTAAGTAATTGGAAGAAGAATAAAACTTCATGTACCGTAATTAGAGTACAAATTAATACTTAATGAAAAAGCATCCATTCGGGTGCTTTTTATTTTGGTGAGAGAACGTTTTTTGTAAAGGGAAAATGTAAAATACATTCATTTAAATTTTAAGGGGAAATATTGTGAATAATTTAAGATACTAGAGAGGTTATGTTAAGTAAACAGATTATTAAAACTTAAAAAGCCAGCTAATGGTAGATGGCTTTTTAGTGAAAGTATAATCAGATTAGAGAATCTTTATTTTCGGAATATCTATTATTACGATTTAATAATTGGTAGGATGAATTTAATAAAATCATCATATTTCTCTTGAGTTGCTTGTTTGTTTTCATTTGTTTTTTTCTTGCTTTTTTGCAGTATTTTAATGTTTGCAGTATCAAGTGAATATTCTAGATGTACAGTTGCGAATCCAGAAGGGAGTGTCTTTTGAATTTTTAAGTATTCAATGGCTTTTCGATTTAATAAAACAGGTAGATTGAGCCAATAAAGATTGTTGGTTGATATACATTTATCACCGTTGTCCATAATCTTTATTTCTGCATAATTCAAGTCCTTTTCATGTCTTGAATTACGAAATTTTATTCCAACTACATCTCCTAACTCACTATCATTTAGTGTTGATGCAATTATTGACATAACACCGTTAGAAATATAGTCTTTTGGTGCTATATCAGTATTTTGAGGAACAGAATATCTTTGACAGATAACCTTGGTGAAATTTTCGATTTCTGTTGTAGATTCGGATAATTTTTCATTCACAATATTCCTTTTATTAACTAATAGGAGCTCTTCTAAATCAAAAAGCTTATTTTTAAATTTACTAAATGGTGTGTATTTAATTTCTGGATTAAAGCGATCTAAAAAAGTTAGAGTATTTTTAATTCTTCCAGACATTGTACTGAATTCTGGAGATTCTTTTACAATATTGTCAACGTCACGCAAGCGAATGTGTAATAGTTCATTGATAAAATCAATATCTATAATTGTAGGGAAAATAATTTTTTTGGACTCATTTCTTTTAGATGCTGTATTTAGTACTTTTGTATCTAATAAAAGTAGTCTAAGAAGCTCTATTTGTTCATCTTCGATTTTTCTATATCCACAAATAATAAAGTCTTCATGAGTATCTGATTTATCTATGTTACTTAGAATTTTTGGTTGTTTGGGTATATTCCATGATTGAAATAATTGTTGAGAAAAATTGGATTGGTTTAAATTAAATGAGCTTGTATCAAGTTTGAATAAATATGAATTTAAAAGCGAATCCTCTAATAATGAAAAGAGTATATCATCTAGATTAGATTCATTAATAATATTATGTTCTACACCATAAATTAAAGTCTTAATTATATAATCGGGTATAGATTCATTGCTGTTTTGGTCATTTTTATTTTCTTGACGTAATTCATTGTAGACTTGATTAAATTCGGGAAAAACATTATAAAATTTAAGTTTTTGTAGCATTGTTTTCTTTTGGAAATAAGGGTGAAAAAGGGATAATTTTTCGCTTAATGTTAATTTTGATTTAGACATGTTATCTTCCTTTCAAAAGGTGATGAGACTCTGAATGTGTGTAGTATTAAGAATTTTTCTTTTCTAGGAGAGTTTTCAATTAAAAGTATTTGTCAGAAGTCTAAAACGCTATCTGTTGGCACTGTATTTCAAATAGATAATCATATTTATTCTGTAGGAAACGGTACTATAAAGTGTGATAGGACACTTTTATTACAAGTTTATGAATCACCTCCAAAAAAGAGAAAACTCTCTTAAAAAATAAAGGATTCGACAATTATTTCCTTTTTTCCTGCTGAGATTTAATAATTATTGAATAGATTAATAATAAAAAAATAATATGAGTATGTGGTTTTATATTGAGATAAAAAGCACTAATTTCAATGATTCTTATTATTTAAAGGGAGGAAGTAAAAAATGGAATATAAGATTAATGAGGTTGTAGAGAGCTTATATGAACCAGCGAAAGAATGTGTAATCGCAATGCAAGCTGCATCAGTATCTATGATACAACGTAGATTCCGAATTGGGTACGTAACTGCAACTAAGATTATTGATCGTCTTGAAGAAAATGGGGTTATTGGACCATACGAAGGAAGTAAGCCAAGGAAAATTTTAATTAATGAATAGCACCCATTCGGGTGTTTTTTATTTTGGAGGGATGAAGGATGAATCTAACTAACTTAACCAAACAGGAACAAGGGAATGCAATTGGTACATTAATTCCATTGCTTGGACAAGACATTGTAAATGAAAGTATTGATAAGAATAAATTAGAAAGTGCGATTCCAGTCTTTGATGCAATGGAAGACAACACAATACCCAAACAAAGAAGAGAAACACTGATTAGTTTGCTCGATAAAACAATTGATGAATTTATTAAGAATAAGGAGTGAGGATGGATGTGTAGTGACTTATACAATGTAATTGGTGCGAATGAAGCTACATCTATTCTTAATATATCATCTAGTTATGTTAAGAACCTTTGTGCTCAAGAAAAGATTGTAGCAAAGAAGATTGGCAAGACATGGGTGATTGATCGGTCAAGACTAAGAGGAGTGAGATAGAATGTTATGGATATTAGCTTAACTTATCGTCGGCTTAATGTATACAACAATCAAGTTGTATACATCGATATGCGAAGTTGCATATAAGAATGTGGACGATGCTGTATGGTTGATAGCGACAATTGTTATATCGATTGCTGTTATCTTTTTATTATCTCCATCTTGGTATGTCTTTTTCGGTTTCAGTGTAGCTAAGTTCTTTTATGAGAGGAAAGCTTTATGAAAGAATATAAAACTAAACAACAAAAGCGTAAGTTCTATGACAGCGGTGAATGGAAGAGTATACGAGAACAAGTAAAGAAGCGTGACAACTATGAATGCCAAGAGTGTAAACGTAACGGACGTGTTCAAACAGATACCAATGAATACAGTGAGAGTGCAAAGCGTAAGAAGATACAACTCGTTGTCCATCATATAAAAGAACTAGAACATCATCCAGAACTTGCATTAGAAATAGATAATTTAGAAACAGTCTGTGTGGATTGCCATAATAAAGAACACGGTAGAACATTCAAAAGGAAAGTGAATAAATGGGAAAATGATGAAAAGTGGTAAAGATGATTTAGAAACAATCCCCCCCTTAAAAAAGTTCATCAAAAAATGCTCTTAGGGGCACCGGAGGAGGGGGTTAACTGTCAGGTTTTTTTCGAAAATACGCGCGTAAGGGGGGTGGGTAGATGGCTGTTAGTATTGTAAAGTTAAAGGAACAGCTTATGAATAGTATTGATACGACAGATTTAGTTGAAGTTGAAAAGGTAGAACGCTATATTGATCTAGTTAAAGCATTTCGAAAAATTAATAAAACGATAACGAAAGAAGGGGAATCCGTAACAATAAAAAATGGAACTCAAGTTTTCGTTAAGGCCCACCCTCTTATAAGTGAGAGGAATAAAATTAACAGTTCTTTAATTGCGTTAGGGAGAGATATAAAGTTTGTTGTTAAGAATACTATCCCTAATACAGGTTATAACAAAAGTGATCTTACATGATTAAGCAAAAATATGTAGAAGAATATATTGAACTTTATCGAAGTGGGAAAGTAAAGTTCAATAAAGAAAGAGAACTGTTAATTGGATATCTAGAAAAATATGTTTTAAACAGAGACGATTTGTATTTTGATGATGAAATGATTCAGGATTGTATCAACTTCGGTGAGAAGTGGTATTTTCCTTTGCAGCCATTTCAAAAATTCTTAATAGCATTCGTTTTTTTACTTTATAAGAAAAATGGCCGCGTATTTTATCGTAAGTTCTTGTGGATGCTAGGGCGTGGTGGCGGTAAAAATGGTTTAATATCGGTTATCGCTCATTTTTTAATTAGTGAATTACATGGAATACCTGAATATAACATATCTGTTGTTGCGAATAGTGAAGAACAAGCGAAGACAAGTCCTGATGAAGTGAAGAAAACGGTTCGCAGACATGAAACATTAAAAAAGGCATTCAAAGCAACTGAAACACAAACCGCGTCAAAGGCAACTGCGAGTGTATTGAAGTTTAGAACATCAAACGGAGATACAAAAGATGGTTTGCGAGACGGTGCGGTTGTTTTCGATGAAATACATCGATATGAAAGTAATAAAGATGTCCGCGTCCATATCAGCGGCTTGGGGAAAAGAAAGAATCCCCGTGAGTTTTATATTGGGACAGATGGGTATGTACGAGATGGTTTCTTAGATAAATTAAAAGAAAAAGCAATGAAAGTTTTAAGAGGTGAAGCGCGTCCAAACGCTGTCTTTCCTTTTATTTGTAAGCTTAATGATGAAAGAGAAGTTGATGATTTAGACAAATGGGAACTCGCGAATCCTATGGTATCAAAGCCATTAAGTGAATATGCTGAAGGCTTATTCGAAACGATGAAGGAAGAATACGAGGATTTAGAAGACGATCCAGACAACCGAATTGAATTCATGACAAAACGAATGAATTTACCTGTTTCAGATTTAGAACGTTCGGTTGCAAAGTGGGAAGAGATTAAAGCTACAAGTCGTCCTTTTCCCGATTTGTATGGTCGTGATTGTATTGGAGCTTTAGACTTTGCAAGTATTAGGGATTTTGCTGCCTGTGGTCTGTTGTTTAGAGTAAATGGTGAGTATATTTTCAAAACGCATTCTTTTGTTCGGAAAGAATTTGTTGATATTTACTATGGCTACTCTAAAAAAGCGAAGGAGTTCAAAAAAGAAAAGTTCGCACCAATAAAAGATTGGGAAGAACAGGGCTTATTAACTGTTGTGGATGAACCAACAATTAATCCTCAACATATTGTTGATTGGTTTGTTGAAATGCGTGACTCTTACGGATTGAAAAAAATAATTGCCGATAATTTCCGTATGGAAGCAATAAGGCCACTATTAGAAGCGGAAGGCTTTGAAATAGAAGTTATAAGGAATCCTAGAGCAATTCATAGTTTACTAGCACCACGAATTGAAATGGCATTTGCCAATAAACAAATCATTTTTGATGATAATCCAATGATGCGTTGGTATACACAAAACGTATTGGTTGTTATCAAAGGTGATGGCAATAAAGTATATGAAAAGAAAGAGCCTGTTCGTAGAAAAACGGATGGTTTCCAATGTTTTGTCCACGCTCTTTATAGAGCTGATGAAATACAAGAAGTAACAGACTTCATTATAGGTGACATTAAATTTTAAAAAAGGGGTTGATAATCATTGGATGGATCAGTGATGTATTAAACAAAAATAAAGAAATAGCATTCATGTTTGATTTAGAACTGTTCATGGATACAGCAAACAGAGTCCACATGAAGCGATTGGCGATTGATACTTGTATATCATTTTTAGGAAGAACAATTAGTCAGTCAGAATTTAGAGTTAAAAATGGTGAAACATTTGAAACAAATGAGCTTTACTACCGGTTAAATGTCAGACCAAATAAGAATATGACAGCCAGCTCCTTTTGGGAAAAGTTTATTCAGAAGCTTGTTTATGATAACGAGTGCCTAGTCATACAAGCTGATGATGAGGATTTACTTATTGCGGATGACTTTCAACATAATGAATATGCTGTTTTTGAGGATACTTTTACAAATGTGGTAGTAAAAGATTATGAATTTAAGAGAAGTTTTAAACAAAGTGAAGTTATACATTTGAAATATCGAAATGATAAGTTATCACCACTTATTGATGGACTATTTGCTGATTATGGCGATTTATTCGGAAGAATTTTAAGTTCTCAGAAACGAAAAAATCAAATTCGCGGAACAGTCGATATGGATATGATTGGTGCTAAATCAGAAGAACAAGTTAAAAAGTTACAAGAATTTATAAATAATATGTATCAGGCAATTGGCGATAAAGATATTGCTATTGTTCCACAGCAAAAAGGGATTGAGTACAAAGAAGTTTATAATGGTTCTGCTAATGGTCCTAGTGTGGAAGAAATAAATAAAGTAACAAATGGCTTTTTAAATCAAGTAGCGATGGCAATGGGTATACCTACAGCTTTAATATATGGTGAAATGGCTGATATTGAGAAGCAAACGAAAAACTACATGAATTTCACAGTAAAACCTTTGTTAAAAAAGATTTCTGATGAAGTAAACGTGAAATTCTTTGAAATGAATGAGTATCTTGAAGGGCAAAGAGTTGAGGTTAAATCTATTTCTTATCAGACTATATTTGAGCTTGCGGAAAGTATCGATAAGCTCATTTCTTCAGGTGCTTTTAAAGGCAACGAAGTGAGATTAGAAGTTGGTTATGATATCTCGGATGACCCTAACTTAAACAAACATTATATTACAAAAAACTATGCTGAAATGAATGCTGGAGAAGGAGGTGAGAATACAAATGACGGTGAAAATTGACGTTAAGGGGCCGATTATTTCAAATGATGAAGCTTGGATCTATGATTGGTTTGAAATGGATGCTACAAGCCCAGGTAAGATTACAAAACAACTTGATAACGCAAATAGTGAGGATTTAATTGTATCAATCAATAGTCCTGGTGGTTATGTAGATGAGGGTTCGGAAATTTACACAGCATTAAAAAATTATCCTGGTAATGTGGAAGTTCAAATTGTTGGTTTAGCAGCAAGTGCAGCTTCTGTAATTGCTATGGCCGGTGATAAAGTTCGAATTTCTCCAACAGCAAAAATCATGATTCACAACGCTGCTAAGTGGCATGGTGGAGATCATCGTGACATGGAAAAGGCGGCTGAGATGTTAAAAATAACAGATCGAGCAATTGTAAATGCCTATGTCATTAAAAGTGGTAAATCTGAAGAGGAGCTACTTAATATGATGGCTGAAGAAACTTGGATGGGCCCACAACAAGCATTAGAAAATAGCTTTGTGGATGAAATCATGTTTATGGAGAATCCAGTTAAAATGACAGCTTCAAGTGCCACTTCTGCCATGCTTCCACAGAAAGTAATCGATGGTTTTAGAAATGGAACAATGAGCAAAGGTCAAGGAATTACAAAAGAAGATTTAAATGCAGCATTATCAGGATTAAAAAAAGAAATCCTGAATGATTTACAAAACAACATAGAAGAACAACCAAAAGAGCCAAATCCGAAACCTGTTAAAAATGGTGGGATTAAAGGGCTCTTTTTAAAATTATAAAAAATGGGGGAAACACATAATGGTAATTAAATTTAATAAGTCTGAAGCATTTAATAAGGCGAAAGCAAAATTAACGGATGCTTTAACAAACGTTGAAAGTACAGAACAGGAACAATCAACTGCTTTTGAAAATTTCTTTGATGCAATGCAAACGGATGTAATTAACACGGTCCGTAATCAAGTAAATGATGAAATGTTAGATCGTTCTATTCTCCAACAACGCGGTCAAAATGTATTAACGGCAGCGGAAACAAAATTCTTCAATGCAGTTGTACAAGAAGGTGGATTTAAAGAAGGTTCTATTCTACCAGTAACTACACAAGAACGTGTATTTGAAGATTTAGTTAAAGAGCATCCATTACTCGATGCTTTAGGTCTACAAGATTTAGGCGCGGTTACAAAATTCATTTATTCTGATGCGACAAAAGCATATGCATGGGGTGAGTTATTTGGTGACATTCGAGGGCAAGTGAATGCTGCGTTCCGAGAAGAAAAGATTGGTCAACTTAAATTAACTGCATTCGCAGCAATCCCAAATGACATGTTAGACCTTGGACCAGAATGGGTTGAACGTTATGTTCGAACTTTATTGGTAGAATCCTATTCAGTAGGTTTAGAGTTTGGTTTTGTAAATGGTGGTGGAGCTGTAGCACATCAACCAGTAGGTTTAATGAAAGATGTAAATGCAACTACAGGCGCGGTTACTGATAAAAAATCATCTGGTACATTAACATTTGCTCCTTCTGAACATGGTGAAGTAATTGCTGGTGAACTTTATGAAGTAGTAAAAGCTTTATCTGTTGATGGAAAAGGAAAGTCTCGTAAGGTTTTAAATAATATTGTAATGGTTGTAAATCCTGTGGATTCAATTGGTGTACAAGCACGTAATACAATCCAAACGGCAACGGGTCAATGGGTAATGGCATTGCCTTATAACATTCAAACTGTTGAATCTGAAGAAGTTCCAGTTGGGAAAGCATTATTCTTTGTAAAAGGTCAATATCTTGCAGCAATCGCTGGTGGATACAAACTTAAAAAGTTCGATCAAACTTTAGCGATTGAAGATGCTACGCTTTATACGATCAAACAGTTTGCTAATGGTAAACCAAAAGATAATAAAGCAGCTCTTGTTTATGATTTGAAGATTTCTTTTGCACCACCGACTCCACCAGCAACTAAATAAGGAATGATGTGAATGGATACAGTAATTTCAAATGAAATATTACAGCAATTCAAAGATAGGATGCGATTAGGTGATGACGAAGACGATAACCTAAGACGTATCCTTTTTGCATCCAATGAGGCTCTAATAAAAGTGTGTGGATCGTATGACATAACCAAAGATGTGACGTTCAAAGAATTAGTTTTTGAGCGTTCTCGTTATGTTTACAATGATGCACTTGAGTATTTTACTAAGAATTTTTTAACCGAAATTAATAGTTTTGGCATTGCAAAAGCTTTAGAAGAAATAAAATTGGACGGTGATTAATATGCGTCCTTTTCAGTACAAAAAACCACTGAATTCCGGTGATTTTAGAAATCGAATTAGCATTGAACAACCTGTAGTAATAAAAGATGAATTAAACCAAGTAATCGAAACATCTTGGCAAGAAGTTAAAAAAGCATGGTCAATGATAAAAACGGTAAAAGGGTCTGAGTATATTGAAGCTTCAGCTTCACAAGCTACTCGGATCTATCGTTTTGTAATCCCTTATACATCAGGAATTACAGAAGAAATGCGAGTTAATATGAAAAATCGTATCTTTGATATTATCGAACCGCCAATGAATGACGATGAAATGTATCAAACATTGACTATTATCGCAAAGGAGCATACTTGATATGAATGATTTTGCGAGTGAGCTTGCTAGTGAATTACAAAGATATGCGAATATTGTGGAAGAAAACTTAGAAAATGAAATTGATGAAGTGGGAGATATTGCTGTCGGTAAGTTAAAGCAAGGTAGCCCTAAAAAAACAGGTACTTATCGTAAAGGTTGGCGTAAGAAAAAAGAAGGTAATGGCGTTGTCCTCCACAATATACAAGGACAATTAACGCATCTTTTAGAAAAGGGACATGCGAAAGTCGGTGGTGGTCGAGTTCCAGCACAAGTTCATATTCGTCCAGTTGAAGAGTATGTAATTGATGAATTGCCAAAACGTATTGAAAGGGCGGTTGGGCAATGACATTAGGTGAATTAACAAAAATCCTTGAAGCTACAGGCTATCCTGTGGCTTATTCGCATTTCACAGCAACGCCAGGTAAGTCAGTGCCAGCACCACCTTATATTTGCTTTCTTGTAGATGGATCAGCAAATCTCATGGCTGATAACAAAGTCTATCACAAGATAAATGATTTAAATATAGAGCTTTATACAACTAAAAAAGATTTAGTTGCTGAAGCCAAACTTGAAAAAGTCCTAGACGATCATGAAATTCCTTATGAATCACCGATTGAAGGGATTATTGAATCTGAAAAAATGTATCAAAAAATATATGAAGTGAGGTCGATATAAATGAATGAAAACAAAGTAGCTTTTGGTTTGAAAAATGTCCATTATGCACTTTTCGATATAAAAGATGGCGTAGTGACATTTAGCGCACCAATTCCATTACCAGGTGCAGTTGAATTAACGTTTGATCCACGAGGGGATTTAATTGAATTTTACGCGGATGACATGCTTTACTATGCAGCAAGTAATAACCAGGGTTACGATGGAACGCTATCTATTGCGACTATTCCAGAGCAATTTGCTATTGATGCATTAGGAGAAGAATTAGACGAAGAAGACGGCGTTTTAAACGAAATAGCTGATGCAAAAGGGAAACCATTTGCATTACTATTCGAATTTGATGGTGATGTACGAGCGACGCGCCACGTTATGTTCAACTGTTCAGCAAGTCGTCCGACACTTGCATCTAAAACGAAAACAAATTCAGCAGAGCCTAACACAAATGAACTTAAATTTGTATCAAGCCCTATTGATATTAACGGAAAACGTATGGTTAAAACGAAAACTACAACTAAATCAAAACAAGCGATTTATGATACTTGGTACAAGAAAGTATATACAAAAGTACCTGCATTACCGAAAGGAGCATAAGTAGATGGAAAAGACAATTTCAATAGATGGAAAACAAGTTAAATTAAAAAGTACAGCAGCAACAGTTAAACGATATAAAGCACAATTCAGACGTAATTTATTTGCAGATATGATGGGGTTAGGGGCAATTAGTACGTTAACTTCACCAGATGGATCACAACAACCTATCGATACATCTAATCTTGATTTAAGTAAAGTTGATTTTGAGCTTGTTTATGATTTGACCTGGTTATTCGCTAAAACGGCTGATCCAAGTATTCCTGATCCTATGACGTGGCTGGATAAATTTGAAGAATTCCCAATTGAAGAAATCATGCCAGACATAATGGAACTAGTTCAAGTTACTATGGGAGCAAAAAAAAAATAGGAAATGATGAAAAGCAAGGGACATTCAGTGATGAAGAATTAACCACTGATTTGTTCCTTGCTCTTTGTTATAAAGCAAAATTAACGCATTGGGATTTAGAAACCATGACAATCGGTGATTGTTTTGATTACATTGCTGAGTTTGGTGAAATGGAGAATCCAGACAAAGAAAAAATTAGAAAAGCGAGTCAAAAAGACTTTGATTCATTCTAAGAAATGAGGTGAGAAAATGGCAGGAAGAATTAAAGGGATTACGATAGAAATCGGTGGGAATACCGGGCCGTTACAAAATGCTTTAAAAGATGTAAATAAACAAAGTGATGCTTTGGCTAAAGAATTAAAAGATGTTGAGCGCTTATTAAAGTTTGATCCTGGTAATGTGGAAGCATTAGCGCAAAAACAAAAATTACTTACACAACAAATTGAAAATACAACACAGAAGTTAGATAAATTAAAAGCAGCGGAACAACAAGTACAAGCTCAATTTCAAAACGGTAAAATTTCTGAAGAGCAATATCGTGCATTCAGGCGTGAAATTGAATTTACAGAAGGGTCACTTAATGGTCTTAAAAATAAACTAGGAAACATGAAAGCTGAGCAAGAGAATGTAGCAAGTACTACAAGACAACTAGAAACATTGTTTAGAGCTACAGGAAAAAGCGTTGATGATTTTGCAGGAGCATTAGGAAATCGTCTTGTGAATGCAATTAAAAGTGGAACAGCTACAAGTCGCCAATTAGAACAAGCAATTGGGATTATTGGTCGTGAAGCATTAGGAACCGAAGCAGATATTGAAAAATTACAACGAGCGCTACGATCTGTGGATGCTGGTAATTCAATACAACAAGTACGAAATGAATTACGAGACTTACAACAAGAAGCCCAAAGGACAGAAAGAGAATTTCAAGAATTAGATATAGGCTTAGAAAATGTACTTGGTGCAATGGTAGCTGGTGGCGGAATTGCCGGGACAATCGAAAAAGCACTTGATATGTCCAAATTAAAAACAAAGATTGATATCACTTTTGATGTCCCAGAGTCTTCGAAGAAATCAGTAGAAGAAGCTGTAAGAGGTGTTACGGCTTATGGTGTTGATGCAGAGGCATCTTTAGAGGGTGTACGTAGACAATGGGCGTTAAATAAAAATGCTAGCGATGAAGCGAATGCAGCGATTGTAAAAGGGGCGGCAGTTATTGCTAACTCTTATGAAGGAGTAGATTTTACTGAGTTAATTCAAGAAGCTAATGAAGTAGCTGCAGGTATAGGGGTATCAAACGATCAAGCTTTAGCTTTAATGAATTCTCTATTAAAAGCAGGATTTCCACCAGAACAATTAGATACAGTAGCAGAGTACGGAATGCAGATGAAAAACGCTGGTTTTAGTGCTAAAGAAATACAATCCATTTTTGAACAAGGGATAAACACTAAAACCTGGAATATCGACAACCTCAACGATGGTGTTAAGGAAGGTAGAATCAACATGGCTGCCTTTGGACAAGAAGTTCCAAAGGCAATGTCCGATTTACTACAAGGCACTGATTTATCTGTTGAAAAAATGCAAGAGTGGGGAAAAGCAGTAGCTGATGGTGGTGAAGGCGGTTCGAAAGCAATGGCTGAAGTTGCAACATGGATCGATGGAATAAAAGACAAATCATTGCAAAATGCTCTTGCAACAGAAATCTTTAAAACAAAATGGGAAGATCAAGGTAATAATATGCTTGCCGTTTATAAAGGTTTGGCTAACGTACAAGATAAAACGAAACAAAACCAAGATCAATTAAATGAATCTGTTCAAAAGATGGATGCAAACCCAGCGGTAAAATTCCAAAAAGCTATGCAAGATTTACAGGTTGCTCTCGAACCATTGCTAGGCATTGTAGCGGATGTCATTTCTAAATTCGCTGAATGGGTTACTAATAATCCAGAGTTGGCAGCGACATTAGCAGCTGTAGCAACAGCTATTGGTATAATATCGGGTGCAATCATGGCACTCGCGCCTATAGTTGTAACCGTCATGAGCTTTTTAGAAGTTTCAGCATTGGTAGCAGCTGGGATTGTCGCCATTGTTCCAATTATCATAGCAGCTATTGTTGCTCTTGGTTTTGCTATTTATAAAAACTGGGAAGATATCAAAAATTGGACAATAGAAACCTGGAATTCTATTAAAGAATATTTGATAGGACTTTGGGACGGTATCGTTCAATCATCTAGTGAAGCGTGGAATTCATTTTTAGAAACAATGCATTCATTCTTTGATCCAATAGGTCAGTTTTTTAATGATTTATGGACAGGAATAGGAGAGATATGTAGTAGTACATGGAATTCAATTGTTGAATTTTTCTCAGGGGCTTGGGCTTCATTCACAGAAATGATGCATAGTTTCTTTGATCCAATAGGTGAATTCTTTAGTAGCTTGTGGTCTGGAATTGTCGAAACAGCTTCCACTTGGTGGACTTCTTTAGTTACATCAGCTTCTGAACTGTGGGGAACACTCGTACAAGCCTGGCAAGAAACTTGGAACACGATTCTTACTGTTTTAGATCCAATTATTTCAGCAGTTTCTACCGTTTTAGAAGCTGGATGGCTACTTATTCAAGCCGGAGTACAAATTGCATGGGCGGCAATCTGTCAATATATTATTCAACCAATTCAAGAAGCTTACAATTGGGTGAGTACAACAATTAGTGAAATGATTACTTGGCTAGGTACACAATGGGAAATTGCAAAAGCTGTGGCACAAGTAGCCTGGGGATTATTTAAGCAATATATCATTCAACCAGTCGTAGACACCTGGAACTTAGTAAAAGAAAAGTTCAGTGATTTAGTTTCGTGGCTAAATTCACAATGGGAGACAATAAAATCATATACATCAGCGGCGTGGAATCTGGTAAAACAGTATGTTATCCAACCAGTGCAAGAATTGTGGAATGCAACAAAAGAAAAGTTAAACGATTTAGCAAATTGGATATTAGGAAATTGGGCGAAAATCCAATCTTATACACTTGCAGCATGGCAATTAGTTTATAAATATGTTATTGATCCGGTTATTTCAGCCTATAATTCTACGAAAGAAAAATTCGGTGAAATGTATAACAGTGCGAAAGAAAAATTTGATGCTATAAAAAGTGCAGCACAAGAAAAATTCGATGCGGCTAAACGTAACATCATTGATCCAATCAAAGAAGCAGTTGGTAAGGTAGAAGAATTTATTGGGAAGATTAAGGGATTCTTTAGTGATTTAAAATTAAAAATCCCAAAACCTGAAATGCCACCTCTTCCACATTTTAGTTTACAAACAAGCACAAAAAATGTTTTAGGGAAAGACGTTACTTATCCATCTGGAATTAATATTGACTGGCGTGCGAAAGGTGGTATCTTCACTAAACCAACTATCTTTGGAATGAATGGCGGAAACCTACAAGGCGCAGGAGAAGCGGGACGTGAAGCGGTGCTTCCCCTTAATAAGAAGACGCTTGGAGATATTGGCGCGGGTATCGTAGCAGCCATGCCACGACAACAATTTGCTATGCCAGGAGAAATAAATCAATTGATGGGTGACATGAGCCGTATGATGGCTAGTTCTGTGAGTCAATTATCAGGATTAAAGACTGTTATGAGTGGTGTGTATGGAAATATGTCAAATAGCAAACAGGCTATGACAAGTAGTGTATCAAATCAAGTATTTAATAACTCATTTGGATCATCTGACGGTGGAGCAATTCCGATGCTTGGCGGTGATTTGGTTGTTGAAGTTCCTGTTGTTATAGAGGGGCGAGATGTGGCGCGTGGTACGTATCGATATACAACCGAGTACCAAGAAAGAGAAAAACAAAGAGACTCAGCCTTTTAGGTTTGGGTTTCTTTAATTTATAAAGAAATGAGGTGTCAACATGAGTTCTTTTACATTTAACAAAATACGTAAAGGCTTTATTCAAATTGCGAAAGGATGGAAAAGACCTACTTGGGCCCCATTGAAACGAAATTTTCTAAACGTTCCAGGATATCCAGGCGCAAGATTGTTAAACACACAAACAGAAATGCGTGTTTTATCTATTCCGGTAGGAATTATAGTGCCTGATGGATCTAACTTAGAAAAGCTGAAAGAAGAAATTGCAAGTTGGCTAATAACAGATCAACCAACAGAACTTATTTTTGATGTAGAACCAAATAGAACGTATTTAGCGATTGTGGAGGATAGCTTTGATCCGGATGAATTTGTAACACTTGGAATAGGAACAATCAAATTCATTTGTCCAATGCCTTACAAATTAGGACCAATTCGAAATGCAAAAGCAAAACTAGAACCAAATAATATTAATAAAATGGATGCTTTGAATGAGGGCAGTGTGTTTTCAGAACCGAAATTCAAGATACAGGTAGAAAATCCGTCCACATTCATCGACGTTATAAATAAAAATGGAAATCAACATTTTCGTATAGGATACCCAGTTAAGATAGATGAAACGCCAATAAGTCGGTATGAATTGGTTATGCATGATAAAGCGAATTCTCTAGTGGGTTGGACGGAAGTGGGAAAAGATTTCGTTTCAGATTACGGTATTGTAGCAGGGAAAATGATAGCGGATGGCGCACGTATCATGCCATCTGATTACGGTCAAGGGCAATTTTGGCACGGACCAGCAGTGAAAAGAAGCATTACAGGTGGACCACTACAAGATTTCACACTTGATGCAATAGTTGAGTGTCGAAATTTAAACCCTGCAACTATGGGACGTGTAGAACTTTATTTATTAGATGAAAACAGCGTTGTAGTTGGAAAAGTAGGTATGTTTGATGCATATAGAAATTCTAGCGAGAATTTCGGTGAGGTTATGGCAGGAAACGGTGACTACAATCATCTGATTATAGCAGAAACTGGTTATTATCGTACAACTTGGAATGACTTTTATGGTCGTCTACACATTGCCCGAGTGGGGAACTATTGGCAAGGTGATATTGCTTTAATCGATGAAAAAGGAAATTACCATACAGAAAAATTTGCCCAATGGTGGGATACGGGCAATAGCTTTATGAAAAAGGTAGCTCAAATTGTTATTCATATATGCTCGTTTAATGATGCACCATCATTAATTGCAGCTGTACACGATATTAAAGTACAAAAAGTGAATAGCAATACAGAACGTCAAATATCTTATATTGTTCAAAAAGGAGATCTTGTAGAAATCGATTCATCGGATGCAAGTATTCGTATTAACGGAGCAGATGCGATAAATATAAAGGATTTTATGAGTGACTATATACGTATTGAAAAAGGAAAGAATGAAATTGAAATATCCCCAAACAACATTGGACAGGTAGATGTCACGTATAGGGAGCGTTACAGATGAGTAAAGCAAATAATCTATTACACATTGTGGATTTTAAAACAGAACAAATCATAGGTGTTATCAAAGAACAGGGTTATTGGGATGATTTACGCCAATGGGAGCTTAAAGATAACAAAGATAAATTTGAGTTCGCAACAGCTGATAGTACAAAGATAGCGGCATCACTTATACAACAGAACCTTGTCGTTAAACAAACTCGTGACGGTACTTTTGTTTCATACATTATTACAGAAGTAGAGCAAGATTCAACAGGTCGTCCAAAGAAGATTTACGCACTTGGTGAACATACAAAGCTAAAGAAAGCGACCGTAATTAAACCGCAAACTTTGCAAGCTACTACAGTCAATGAATCTACGGACTTTGCTTTACAAGGTACAGAGTGGAAACGTGGGATTACTGAGTTTGTTGGTATACGTACCATTCCTATTAAGGATTTTACAAATCCGCTTGATCTCTTAAAACAAATCGCATCTACGTTTGAACTTGAGATTCGTTTTAGAACAGAAATAATGGGATCTTTTATTGTCGGTCGGTATGTAGATTTAATAAAAAAAGTAGGACGTGACAACGGAAAAGAATTCTTGTTAGGAAAAGATGTACAAGGCATCCGGCGTATTGAGAATAGTCAAGATGTAGTAACCGCTCTTGTAGGTGTTGGTCCACAAAATAGTGAAACTGGTGAATTTCTCACATTTGAAGAAATAAACAATGGCAAACTTTATGTAGGAAATAATGATGCCTTGCAACGTTGGTCAAAAGATGGCAAGCATTTATTCGATATGTATTCACCGCAAACAGAAGATCAAGACATGACGAAGCAACGACTCAAACAGTTAACCGAAGCAGAATTAAAGAAGCGAATTGATAGTTCTACTTCATATGAGGTAAGTGCAGTAGCGCTTGAAAAAGTGTTTGGTTTATCACATGAATCGGTTCGTAAAGGAGATACGGTACGAATAAAAGATACAGGGTTTAGTCCACCACTTTTCTTAGAAGCTAGGTTAATAGCAGCAGATGAATGTGACACTGATCCATCGAAAGATAAATATATCTTTGGTAATTATCGTGAAATTAAAGATACACGAAGCCCTATCGATAGGTTATACGCACAAATCATGGGTAGCTTATCAAATAAAGCATCTAAAGAATTACTAGATATGTTAGATAAAAAGCTTCAAGAAAACATAACAGAAACAGAAGCCATTCGAAAAGAATCGGAAGCAGCAAAGAAAATTGCTGAACAAGTGGCTGAAAGCTTGAAGAATAATACCGTTGATATTATTGAAGGTATAAATCCACCAACAGAAAACTTAAAGGATAGAAAAACGTTGTGGCAAGATATCAGTATAGGTAAGCCTGGTATTCTGAAATTGTGGAAGGATGGTAAATGGGATTCTGTTGTTCCTGATGTGGAATCCGTTAAGAAAGAAACATTGGAACAGGTGAGCAAAGATATCGAGACCACAAAAAATGAATTAAATCAAAAGGTTCAAGAAGCGCAAAAACAAGCAACAGGGCAATTTAATGAAGTGAAAGAAAGCTTACAAGGTGTTAGTCGTACCATTTCTGATGTGCAAAATAAACAGGGTGAAATTGATAAGAAGGTAACAAAGTTTGAGCAGGATTCTAACGGGTTTAAATTATCTATTGAATCGTTAACTAAAAAAGATACTGATATCAGCAATAAATTTAATACAGTCGAGCAAACTGTGGAAGGCACAAAAAAGACAATATCTGATGTGCAACAAACTGCAAATGATCTGAAGAAAACAACAACTGAAATTAAAGAGCAAGCAGGCAAGATTAGTGAGAAGTTAACAAGTGTAGAAAAGCAAGCAAATACTCTAACAAATAAAACAACTGAGATTGCAAAAAGTGTGGATGGAATCAAAGAAACAGTAACAAAAGTAGAAAATAATCAGGGTGGATTTGATAAACGTGTAACAGCAGTAGAGAAAACCGCTGAAGGTATTTCTCAAAACGTTACCAAAATACAAGAAACACAAACGGTACAAGGTAAACAAATTACTGAAGCACAATCTACAATCAAACAACATTCTGATGCACTTGATCTGACAGTGAAAATGAAAGATGTTGAGAACTATGTAGGCGGTATTGGTTCTATCAACGAAATTAGAAACGCAGGTCTTGAATTAGGTAACAAGTATTGGTCAATTAACCAGGGTACTGTCATTCAGCCAAACTCAAAATACAAAGGATACGCAACTTTCTGGAGTGATTACTCAGGAAAGACTAGTGATCACTGGTCTGGTACCGCTTCTGAATTTATAACAGTTACAAATGGTGAGGATCTTATTTCTTCAGGTTGGTTTGCTACTGACAATATAGCTTCATTGGATCAAAAAGCATGGATGGAAATTGAGTTCTGGAATGCTACAAAAGGAACTAGAATGAGAACGCAGCGTGTAGAAATCCAATGGGCTAAACAAGGCGATTGGGCAAGAATGATGATGGTTTCAAAGGTTGCAGCTAATGAAGAGTGGGTTAGATGGCGTTATTATGTTCAAAGAAACGGACGTATACGAGCTGCCCTTCCGATGTTACAGCGAGGTAAAGTAGCTACAGAATTTTGGTTGCATCCGAAAGATCAAACTGATGCTGATAAAATGATTGAAGATATTTCCAATAAAGTAGCTACACTAGATTACAACCAGAAAACAACTGAATTAGAGCGCCTTATTTCCGCCAATACGGAGGGAATTAAACTTGCTGCAGTAAAAAACGAAGTATATACGAAACAACAGGCTGACGGAAGATATGCGGATAAAGCGTATGTAGAAAAACAAGAGGGACGTATTGAGGTAACTGAAAAAGCGATTACTAGTACCGTCCAAAAAGGCGATATTATCTCAGCTATTAACCAAACAGCTGAAAAGATTCAAATTAATGTTGCTAAGTTGCAGATTAACGCTGATACCATTGTAAAATGGCTCACCGCTACAGGCATTAATGCAGATATAATTAAAATCGAAAATGGGAAAGTTACGATTGATAAAAATGGTATTACAGCAAAAATGGCTGACTTCTTTTTTGAAGATGAGCGTGGGCAGAAATTTTCAGTAACACCAAGGAAGAATCTCATTCCAGATCATGACTTTTCACACATTTCTTTTAAGAATTTTAATAATTATTTTTTGAAGATTGAATACAGTCCTACATGGACAATTATGTCTAATCCATATATTGAGAAACCAGTGGTTAATAATTATGAGCCAATGGTTAATCCGTTACGGATAGATTTAGGAAACTGGATTCGTTTTACATTATTTGATGGTGTAAAACCAGGTAAGAAATACACATTGTCGGCTCATTTCAGAGCAACTACCAATGATAATCGTGTAAACATTACAAACAAGCCAATCATGAGAGCGGTATTCGGTAAATATAACGGTGACACTCCCGTGGAGCTTGGACGAGCATCAAAAACTTACGATGCACCAAGCATTCAAACGGGGAAAATAGTAAGATACGCTTTAACCTTCACTGTGCCGAGTAACTATGTAGAAGGAAATGGTTATGTTTATATTGATTTATTTGGCGAGGGGCTCTTAAATAATATGCAAGCAATTGCTGTATCAGGTGTTCAGTTGGTGGAAGGTGACGTTCCTTCCGTTTATAACTGGGATACAACACATGGAGAACTCGTAAACGGAACACTGCCTTTTTCTACAATTGCACTTGGTACAAAAGATAATGTTATTTACCACAATCATGTGAACAAATGGAATTATATGAATGCGCCACTTGAAATCATAAGCAATGGCGAAATGATGGCACTCGTGGGAGATGATCGTGCGGGACTCAGTTTTTATCCCCGTGGCGGTGGAGAACGTAGAAGTTACATCGGTCACATTTACAACAATGAAAATAGATTCCGAATTGAATCAAAAGATCCTGTTGCAACGACACAATCAATTGAATGTAATGGGATTAACGTATGTGGTGGATACTTTGGTGCTAATGCAGGTTCTATTCATTATACAAATGGTAGCTTAGGTTTAGGGTGGTATTTCCATGATGGTAGATGGAATTATGTTGATTTCACAAATATGACTTCTAGAACATAGAGAGGGAGATGAGTATGAATCCAGACAAATTTATGCGTCCAATGCCACCTAATGAACAGTCACCATTCTTAGGTAGAGTAGTTGATTTGAAGAAAGGTGAAAATCAAGTCACCGTTAGCGTTCCAAACGATATGCTAGAATTTTGCGGTATCAAGGAAGATACAAAAGTTGAAGTTTGGGGACTTCCTGATGGCACGTTGAATATGCGGATTGCTACTGCATGTGACCTATGTAATAAAGGCGGTAAAGTTTACGAGATTGAGCTTTTCGGTAAAGTAAGCCTTATCTGTGCCGAAGATTATGTAAAGCTAACTGGAAAGAGCCCAGGGGCTTCTGATGAAGTAACAATTGAACACGTTGAGGAAGTAGAAAATAGAATTATAGGAGGAGCATTATCAGCAGATCAATATTAACTAAATACATGTAAACAAGTAGAGCAGCCATGAGCTGTTTTTATTTTGAATAAAATATGGATTTTATAACAAAGAGGAGCGATTTCGCTGCTCTTTTTATTTTGAAATGAGGTGGTCAAAGTGGAAGGGTTACAAGAGGTAAGAAGCGACGTTCAAGAAATCAAGCAAGATATCAAGGAAATTCGTTTAGAAATTAAAAGCTTAGACAATCGAACGACAGGTAACGAAAAAGACATTATTAATATCACTAAACAGTTAGATAAAATTGGCGCCAATACTACCTGGATATTACGACTTATTGTAGGGGGAATTGTGTTGGCAGCTCTTAATTTCTTCTTGAAAGGAGGTGGTATGTAATGTTTGAAATTACAGTAATGATTGGCATTGTAGTAGGTCTTTCACAAATTGGGAAAACAATTGGATTACAAACAAAATATGTTCCGCTATTGAATGTAACGCTTGGCATTGCGCTAGGCGTTTTATTTTTGGGCGGAGATATCAAAACAAATGTATTTCAAGGAATCATCATTGGACTGTCAGCAAGCGGATTATTTGATCACACAAAAATTATGAAAAAGGATGTTGATGAAAAATGAAAAAGACATTAAAACATATTTCTTCTGTAGTCTTTGCGGTTATTTTAGTTTTATCTATTGCAACAAGTGCTTTTGCTGATAGAACACTTATTATTGCTGATTTACCTAAACAACCATACCGTTATGGCGTGGGTGCATATGAGGGCGTTGTAGCTCATTCTACAGCAACGCCAGAAGCTCCAGCTATTAACATTCAAAAATATGAGTCTCGTACATGGAGAAACGCATTTGTTCACTATGCAGTCGATTGGAACGAAACAATCCAAATCGCGGATACAAAGTACATTGCTTATGGCGGCGGACCTGTTGCGAATAAACGCTTTGTACATGTAGAGTTATGCGAAACAGCGGACTATGCAAAATTCAAGCGTTCTTATGAAAAGTATGTAAAACTTTTAGCGAAAATCTTGAAAGATAACAAGATATCTGTAGAAAAAGGATTGTGGACACATAGCGATGTAACGCATCACCTTGGTGGCACGGACCATGAAGATCCAATTGATTACTTAAAGTCTCATGGAGTTTCAGAATCTCAACTTAGAGCAGATGTGCAACGAACATACAATAATGCTAATGTAGATGTTTTTGTACCGGACAAGCCATCTAAACCAGAAGAAGTACCAACAGCAGTAACAGACGGTATCGCCTATATTGAAGGTTACAACGTCAACTTACGTAAAGGACCAGGGACAAGCTATTCTAAGATTCGTCAACTAAACAAACCAGAATCTTATATTGTGTGGGCGGAAAAAGATGGTTGGTTAAATCTCGGTGGAGATCAGTGGATTAAGAACGATCCATCTTATGTGAAGTTTAATAAGAAAAGTACAGTGGATTCTTCTATTGTAGGGAAGCGTGTTGTTTCAAAAGTTAACAATCTACGTTTCTATGATGCTCCATCTTGGCAAGATAAAGATGTTGCTGGTATGGTAAATACGGGTGAAGGATTTATAATTGATACAAAAGTAAGTGTTAATGGTTCGCCACAATATAAAGTACACAATAGCAAAGGTAAAACATACTATGTAACTGCTAATGAATTTTATATAAGTATACATTAA